GACGCGCTTTGGACGACAGCTCCCCACCGGGCTTTCCCGGTGTGGACCGGCTTAACGCCGGCAGCCTTGTGTTGCGCGGGCTGGCACGCGCTAGCAAACCCAACACCCACTCCGCGCCCGGATGCCTATGTGGATGCCGCTATAGCGAACTTGTCACTCGCCCGCAGGCCGACAGTGCGCTGCATGTACGTGGAGTTCGGTGGCAGTAGAATGGTGGTCGTCGCGCTCGGGTTGTACGCGCGCTCGGTGTCCGATCGGCCCAGAGCGTCCTCAACGTTGTCGTACATGTTGAAGGTGGTAGCACTGGATGCCTGGACCAAATAAACACGGGACCCCGTGCGCAACGTGCAAACAGTGGCGTTGGAGAGGTTCGGCTGAAACGAACCGCCGGCGCCAGGAGTGGAAGTGATCACTACCTCGTAAATGTTACCAGCATTGGCCGCAGTGGTGGATGATGTAGACGACCAAGTGAGGTTGACGACGTTGGAAGTAGCCGTCATGGTCAGGTTGGAGAAAATGCCAAACTTGTACTGGGCATAAGTGACTATGCTGCGTGGCACGGTGTTGTTCACTGGAGAAATCAACCTGACGCGGTATTCGAGGTAAAGCTGTCCTATGGATGCAACACTGCCTACGGCAGCGGCGCCAGTGGTGTAATACGTGAGGCGGAACTGCTCCTGTTCACGCGGGTCGGACAGGTCAAAGCTGTTGAAGTACGTACGTTTCTCCGCAGGGTCTCGCTTAAGCGTCGTCTGCAGCGGGCACCAAACCTGACCCGATACCGCGGCCTCCGAGGACATAATCGCGGCCCAATTGTCGGGGGCGCACGGCGGGTCCGTGGGGTCGCGGTCCAGGACCAGTGCTAGGGTCCCGGATCGGGTGGTCGGGCACGACGGCACATACAGCGCGCGAACGTACTCAAAAACATGCTTATCATAAATTGATGCTTCCACGCCCATACGATCAGAGAACAACGTGGGGTTAATAGCATAAACCCCCAACGAAGTGCCGTCGAGGCTGGTCTCCGGGGCGAGAACCTCGCCCAGGTACGTCCGCCCAGTACAGACGATGCCATTCGCCACCGGTTGCGAGCTGTACCGCAAAGGTCCCATGATCGCGGAAACGCGCAGGGGTGCGGTAACACTCTGGGGTGGACTAGGGGTCATCGCCCGGCGGATTTTGTTGCGCACTGCCTGACCAGCGGCTTTCCCGGCCGCGCGAATCGCGCGGTCTGCGGCAACGCCGCCGGCAATGGCAGCGGTCTGCGCAATAAGCTGCGCAGCTGGTTTCCCCCTTGCGAGGGGGGAAATCTGCGAATTCAGCTTGCGGCGAGGCATACGTCCAGAGGAAAGGACGGCGCGGTTTGTGTGGGTGGGCTGCTATGGGCAACCCCCTATCACGCCGGGGGTCTCAGGCGGAGCGGTGTTTAGGCCGGGGACGCTCAGCCCCGGGGGCGACTCTAACCCCGAGCCCGTACCGCCTTAGGCGGTACACCCTTGGCGGCCGGTTTCTTCTTCACGGCAGCCTTGGGACCTGGACTGGGCTTGCTCGCGGTTGCGCTCGCGTCCTTGCTCGCGTGGGCCGGGGCCACCTTAGCAGCCTCGCCGGCCTTGGCGGGGGGCGTGACACGCTCCTTGACATGTGCCGCCGCTTCCTTGCGCGCTTGGGGAGCAACCACACTAGTGATCTCCCCAGACTTTGCGGGCGGCGTGGCACGCTCCTTGATGGGCATGATCGCGCCATAGTCCGCCTCAGTGCGCGCCGTTGAAAGCTGATGCGCTACCGCAGAGAGTGCCTCAATAGAGACACCCATGTCCAGTGAATATGCCAGGTAAGCCAACCTTTCGTGCGACTCGTTAAACTCCTCCTCGTTCCACAGACCAACCGCCTCCTTGTCCGGAGAGGCGACGCCCTGGACGTGGCCGAGGCAGCGCTTGCGCGCCTGAATGAGCTCACGAATAAACGGCGTGTTGCCGTCGGAGACCTCCAAGCCTGCTGTCCGGTCCTCGGGCCGTCCGTCAGCGCCGGTGTACACCGGGAGCCGAACGAGCAGGCGCTCGAGGCTGGGGACATTGTGGGAAGACACCAGGGGTGAGAGCCAAGTCCTGTTTAAGAACTTGACCATTCCGGGTGCCAGCTCGTCGAACTTGAGCTCCATGTGCATGGCGCTGCAGACGGCCTTGAACTCATCGAGGTGACCAGGGTTGACGCACGCGTCGTCCCCTGAAACCAGCCCCAGTTCGGGGATTAGACTCTCATAGGTGTGAGTCCGCCCCTCCTGCCGGGCGCGAAGCACCTCCGCAGCCGCCATCTCCAGCAGCACGATAAATGTGTTGCGGACGGTGGTGTCGGGGTTGCCCGAGATGGTGTTGCCGTCGGTGCGGTACCCGGGCTGGCCCGGGATCCGCACAAACGCGCGCGACTCAAGGTTGAGGTAGCGCGCCAAGTCCGAGTCTTCCCCCTGGTCGAACACGGAGAGGACGAAAGTCGCCCAATAACCGTGAAGAATGGCGCCGACGGAGTTATCCATCCCGCTCACGTCCGTGGAAGCGAGACCGCCGAAGCGGCTCACGCACGAACAGACCGCGGTGCACAAATCATGTGCAGTGCGCCCAGGGGCCCAGCTTGGAAAGACCTCCTTCATGCGCGCGTACAGTGCGCGGGTGTACCTCCCGAAAAGGAGGCCGTACTGGGTGTTAACCATCACGATCCCGCGCTCCTTGGGCTTCTCAGTAGCCTCGGTCTTGCGCATGAGTTTGGCTTGCATCTGAATGGCGAAGTCTTGTGCTAAGGCCTTGATGTTGCGGGCCTTCTGCAGCGGCTTCTCCTGCGCTGCAACGACCTCCTCGAGGTCGAGCGGGCTCACCTTGCCGACGGCGGACACAATGAGCGCAAGAGCCTCATCGAGGGCCGAGCGCACGTCGTCGGGCACGTCGCGCGGGTGATTCGCGGCCGCCTTCAAGGCCGCTTCGCGCAACGCAGTAAGGGTGTTGGGGTGGTTGGCAGCTACGAACGCCGGCGGTACGACGGGGG